ATTTTAGGGAATGATACAGGTGAGAAGTCAGGGAATGGATTTTATAACTATGTACGTGCAGTATGGGATGATTCTCAAAATCCTTACCCAATAGCACCTACTGTAAATACTGTGAACTCAGTCAAGCTATCAAAAAATAACCTTGCGTATTATGAAAAAATGGGAGAAAACCCTGAAACAAATCAAAAGTACTTAGATGAAGATGCAACATCTCTCGTAGAAAGTGAAGGCCCATTTAATTTCTTTTCAAAGTCTGCAAGCAAGAGCTACAAAGATTCAGAGCAAAATGAAAAAGATCTGATAACAAGATCTTCTGAGAGGATGTATCCGCACGGCATCTATTACAAACTTGACGTTAACGGCACATTAGCAGGATTTCTTCGACCAGAGATTACTGAAGAAGCAAATAATGATCTTAGCAACATCCAAGTTTCAGTAGCACCTTCTTCTGTTGAGATTAAAAATAATCCTGTTCTCAGCTATATGGCGTTAGGCACAAGTGATAAGGATCAATCAGTTGACCCAGGAGGTGCCGCATCACTCAGATATGAAAAAACCCTAAGGAGTGCATCAGAATTAAATCAAACAATAGACACTTTATTTGGTGGTTCGGGCGGAAACAGAACTGAAACATTATCTGCATTAAGTGGACCTAAAGCAGACAAAATTTCTACTGATAGAACGGGAATACGAGATCACATGCAAAAAAAAGTATATGCTATTGGTAAACAAGGTGATAAGGTAGGCGTTGAATCAGTAGACGATATATTTTTAGGAACTATTAAAAAAAGTGATGATGATAAATACAATTATTCAGGTACTGATTCAGTAAACATAATACCTTATGGGCACAATGAAGATGAGTTATCAAATGACGCTCTACAGAAAGCAGAAACACTTGATTTTGTGCCGCTAGCTTTTAAAGATGTATTTAATGACAAGACAATTGTTTTCCGCTCTATCCTCGGTAGTATCACAGACACAATCTCGCCTGAGTGGAATGAAGAGCAGTTTGTTGGAAGACCCGTTAAGTCAGCAACGTATAAGGGCGTTGATAGAAAAATAAGTTTTAACTTTAAGATATACCCAAAATCCAAACAAGAATTTCCAGTACTACTTGAAAAAGTCAATTATCTTGTGGGCTTATGCTATCCAAATTTAGATAAATTCTACAGACAGACAGCACCATTGATCAAATTAACTCTGGGTGATATACTTAGACAACAACTTGGTTATTTAAGCGGAGTTACTGTAGAATTTCCAGAAGATAGTACATGGGAATTAGATTATGGTATGAGGTTTACGAAATTAATTAATGTTTCAATTGATTTTTCTTATATTGGGGGTTACATACCAATTTCAACTGGTAAACATTATGGCTTACCCTGGTTGAGAGGGGATAAGATGGGATTCGGTGTTAAATTTAATAATTACCCAGATAGAAAAGGGACAGAGGAAGTAAAGGAAATTGCTACACCTGGAAGTATTAATAGAGATTTCCGCCCACTATTTTCAGAACTAGGGCAGGATAAATAAAAATGTTTAATCGATATCATAGTACAGAAATCAAGACAGATAAAAAAACAAAATCTAGATATTTTAAACCTACATTATATCCAAGTATACCAGAAAAAGATTCAGATGAAATTTACACTGTACGATACGGTGATCGTTTAGATCTTCTTGCACATAAATTTTATGATGATGTAGGCTTATGGTGGGTAATTAGCAGAGCAAACAATCTAGACCCATCAGACATCGGAATCAAAGCAGCATCTACTCTTAGAATTCCTATTGACATTAGTCAAATATTGAGTGACCTTAAAACTATAAATTCCGGAGCATAGCTACTATGTCATTTGGTTTTAGAAAAAATATTCATCCAAATATACGATCTGGTTTAGACGCTAGAATAGACGCATTAAGTGAGTATGGTGATACATCGCTTAGAAGCTCACAATTAGAACCTACTTCAAAAGGTGAATTTGTATTGACAAGAGAGTCACAAGTAGCAAAATCATCCTTCATCAGAATGATCTCAGCAGGTGACCACAACACAGATGTTTTATATGGAATGTTTAATTTAGGTATGTCATCCCTATCAGGTATTGGTGAACACCCCTCTTCAGAAGAAGAAGGATTTAGCGGGATGGATGTAACAAGTGCTAATGCATTAGATTATGGAATGAGTTCACATTATGATCTAGTTAGTTCACAGTTTGGACATACAGCACCAGGCATTAAAAGCGCAACAGTTACATTCTTAGATGGATCTGCATTTGGTGGAGCTGTAAGAAAAGCAGTTGTTAAGTGGATATGCTGGAATACAAACCAATTAGAACAATATCAACAGGGCTCATTTCTGTCTCCAGGTAGGGGGATAATTCTAGACTGGGGTTGGACTCGGCCAGACAAGGCACTCAATTCAAAACTTTATATCCCAGAGATTATTAAAAAAACAGAAGATGGAAAAATTGAACTAAACGAAGAATGGTTCATCCCACCAAAAGAAGATGACCCTAACAAACAACGTTCTATAAATCCTTGGGCAACGTTACCTTATGAAAAATACGGTGACTGGGGCGGTATGATTGGTATTGTGACAAAATTTGATTGGTCTATGCGGGATGATGGTAGCTTTGATTGTACAACTGAAATACTTGCAAAAGGAACAAACATTTTTGAAGAACAGATTAAGAAGCCCAACAAAGCAGGCGACTTAGCACCTATAGGTAATTTTCAACTTAATAATGTAATTAAAAATATAAAAAAAGACTTAGAAGAAAATCTTTCTGATGAGCAAAAAGCATCAATTAATATTGAAAAAGAGCTTGATAATTCCCCCATTTTTAATATTTCAGAAAGATTATCTATTTTAGACATTGAGATTGTTAATAAATATTTTAATACTAAAGACAAAGAATACGAAGATGAGTCACCTTTTGTTGTTGTTTCAGAAGATAAATGTATTGTTGCTATTCTTAAACCACAATCAATGGTTGATGAAAGTATGTTGTGGGATGGAACTAAATACGGTATTGATGCCGTAACGGCAGACGATAAAGGTAATCTTTTAAGAGCAAAAGGATTTCAACCAGAGATATGGATTAAGTGGGGATGGCTAGAAGATAATATAGTATCATTTTATGCACCGTTTCAAGATAATTACAAAACAAGACAAGCAGAGTTTCGCTCTGTAAGTAGGGATGCAATCGGCAATTTGAAACCCATAAAAATATCTAATCATAAGAAACTTTATACACATAATAAAAGCTTTATCTTGCCTGGCCAGTTCCCATCAGATTGGCATCCTAATGAAGACCAGGACGGTAACCCAAATATTTACAAAATTCTTGCAGAGAATATTAATTCAAGCTTCCAACCCTTTGCTACAGACAACAAGAGAAGTGAAGGTTATTTAAGGAATATTTTAGTAAGTCTCCCATCTGTTAGGTCAGCATTTTCTTCTCCAGGCGCATCAATTTCAAGCGCTATGTTATCACTAGCAAAAAATCTGAATTCTGGATTTTCATTTTGGGATTTTGAATCACACAAAGCAGATAATATTACAAATGCGAATACAACATATTTCATTCGTGATCTAAAAAATTCTTCTACTGATGATAAAGGAGAATCAAAAAATACAAAAGCAACTGAGTATCTTGAGAATACTGATACTGATGATGACCCAAAAAATTCTTACATATTTGAAAACTATGGTTTAAATTCGATTATAAAAGATATATCAATGAATTCAACACTTAGTGACAAATTTGCAATTTCAGCAGGATTGGGTGCTATGAGAGGGGAATCTAATCCTGATCCAATTATTGAATCACTAGGGAGGAAAAGTAAATCTGAAGAATCGAAAAAAGCAGAAGAACTGGGTAAATTCTTTTCTAATCCTGCCAATAAAACATTAATATCTAATATTATATCTCCAATGCAAGGAGATCTACAGTTTAGTAAAAATTTTGGCAATCCAAGAGCAGGTAATTATCAGAAGACAGAATTAAATATTTTAGATGATGGATTAAAGAATGGAACAAAATGGAATCATGAAATATCTGAAGAACTTGTTCAGCTTGTACCATCATCACGGGCATACCTATTAGACCAGTTCAATAAAAGATTGAAAGACTCTGAAGGTCAAGTACAACAAAAAGTAGATTTTATTGTTAAAAAAGACAGAATAACAGCACTAAAACTAGATGAAATAACAATGACAGCAATCCCACCAGAAAATATTGATGATCTACCTGAATACAAAGACTTGTCATTAGAATATAAGAAACCGTACGACACAACGTGCACACTCAGACAACACATTTATCAGACATTAACCTGGTATTTATCAGATAATCCTTTACGAAATATTATAAACTTACCAAAAGAGAAGTATGTACTACAGAAATTACCTATAGCATTATCAATGACAATTGAAGGATTGAGCGGGATTAATCTTGGGAATATGTTTAGATTATCGTATCTTCCAGCGAATCCCTATGGACAAATCAATGCTGACCCAACTACATTCTTTACAACCACAGGAGTAACGCATGAGATTAATAGTGATGGATGGGATACAGCTATTGAAGGAACACTCATGATTAATAACAAAGCGATTGAAAGAAAACAAGACGCGTTAATAAAAAAAGCGCTTGGAGATATGAGTATATCAAGAGAGGAACTTGTAGAAAAGGTTGAAAAATCATTTCAACATAATTTAGAAAAAATGGCTGGCTGGCATGGTGACTCACAAGATGATCAACTTTCACCAGCTGAAGCAGAGTCAAAACAACTTTTAGATAAAGCACAAGAAAAAGCACGCAGAATGAGAGAAGCAGGATACAAACTACCCCCAGGATTAGGAGACTAATCATGCCATTCATAGAAAGAATAGAAGGCCCCTCAGTCACACAGCAGCATGAATTTTTTTATGTGGGTAAAGAAAAAATAATAGTACGTCAAGGACAAATTTATTTTACATACTATATGGACAATAAAGATGTAAGGTACGAACTAAATTCCAATGATCAAAGCATCATTCGAGTTAAGAATAATAACATCATGCAGGAATACAAGAACGTAAAGAAGCAAATCAAAAGAGACAGCTACCCTAAGCAGTATTTTCCAAATTTAAAAAAGCTCCCTTTTGGTAAGAAAATTATGACAAGGACTTTTGCTAAAAATAAACTTCGTCCCAATGATGACATAATGGAAGTTAAATCAAAGACGTCTACAAGGGCTTACACATTCGTAACTATTAAGTGGCAAATATCTGGACCAATTAATGAAACAAAAGTTTTCAACTTTAATTCGCTCAACAGCGTAAGAAAAATCATGCCAGATTTATTAGATAGCATACCACTTACCCAATTCCACAAGACAATCGTAGAAAAAGAAACTACTACTATAGATTTAATCCTAAAAAATCCTGAGTACACAAAAGCATAAAATAACAGCACTTTAGTACTGTAGTCTAATATATATAGTAAATGGTTATAGAGACAAAAACAGAATATAATGATCTTATCAAACGAATTAAAGATAAAGATGTCGCTATTGTAATTGCAAGAGACGATTATAGAAATCATCCAGCAGAAAGCAAACCAATATTATTATCTTTATCTGTAGACAATGTCATGTATGATGTTATCTACTCACATTCAGAATCATTCTCAGAGAATCTAGACATTCAAGACTTATCAGTTGCAAAAAGGTTTTGGGTTGATGACTTGAAAGAGTTTTATCATCTAACAAAATTTGAAAATAGCTATGATATAAAATTAAATTATTATCTAGAACATAAGCAGTATGAAGAAGTCCCAATGCCTCAAGTTTTTTCTCACATCTATGAGAACAACTATTTACTTAGAACAGCAAATCAAATAATCCCATTAGTAAAAGTTTTAGAATTCACCAGGGACAGACTAGAATCAATAGTGAAAAAGGCTAAAGACATAGTAATTAAGAAATATTACTTAAAATATAATCAAGCATTACTTACATTTGCAAAACTAGAAGAACCTGGTATGAGGATAAAAGATGGATCTTTTGATACTATTTTTAGAAATGGATACGGTTATCCGAATTTCAATATTTACACAGCCACCGGAAGACCTTCAAACACATTTCGTGGTATTAATTTTGGTGCCATGAACAAAAAAGATGGAACAAGATCTTCTATAATATCGCGATTTGATAAGGGAATGTTAGTAGAGTTTGACTATGATGCATACCATTTGAGACTTCTTGCAAACATACTTAAATTTAAAGTTCCAAAAGATGAGTCTTTACACCAATATTTCGCAGACAATGTCTACAAGACATCATACGAAGATTCAAAAAAGATTTCATGGCAAATTCTTTATGGAAATATCAGCGTGTCAGAAGAAGAAAATCCTTTTTTCTTTAAAGTAGATCAGTTAGCAAATATTTTGTACAAATATTTTAGTAAAAATAAACACTTCAAGTCATATATTTATAAGAAACCGTTCACGTCTGATAGTATCACTGATGTTAATAAGAATAAGCTATTAAACTATTTCATTCAGTCTTACGAAACAGAACAAAATATTGAGACTATAAGTAAATTGCAAAAATATCTAGAGGTCAAGGAAACAAAAATGATACTATACACGTACGATAGTTTTCTATTCGATCTAGATAGGACAGAGGGACTCAAAACAGTATTAGAGATCAAAAAAATCCTACAGGGTGGTTTATTCCCTGTTAAAACAAAAGCTGGATTAAACTACAATTCAATGAAAGACATATCGGAGAGGTTAAATGGACTTAAAAAAAGTTATAAGTAATGCAATAAATGAAGTATCGTATAAGACACATGATGGGATGGTGAGTTTAGACAATGATTACCATAAGTTTTTAATCGCTGAAGAATTAAGGAAATTTTTAGATGTAGATGTAGTAGGTAAAGTGTTGTATAACGAAGGCAAAGAAGAGAAAAAGGACAAACCCAGTGCTGATGTTATAGGTGACACTTTGGAAAAAGCTAAAGAGAAGGCTCAAGATGGGGAAACCTATTCATCAAATAGATCAAGTATTATTTACACAAAAGGTGCTGAGGAGTTTGCTGAAGAAGAACAGAAAACACAAATATCAGATGCGCAAGAAGAAGAAATACAGAAATCTTTAGCTAAATATAAAAAAAGCAAAGCAAAAAATTCAGATTCAAAATATGCGATAGCAAAGTTATACCTTGTGATGAACGGCAGGTTAGATGCCAGTGAATTAACTGAAGAAGAAAAGCATCTAATTTCTAATTCAGCAATTTCTATGACACCAGTATCAGGTAACTTTTACGTAGACGAATCACAGGTCAAGATGGAAATTCCTGGTGTATCTAATAGAGATATAAAAGATTTTTTTTGGGAGAATGCAGATAAAATAAACAAAATTGATGGAATTGACTTAGCATTTCGATCTAGGTCACATGGTATAATGAAGGGTATTATGCCGCCGTTTAATCACAAACCAGTATCCTTTAAGCCCCAGACTATTTTGAAAAGCGGAGATGACAAACTTAAGAAAAAAACACTCAAAATTGGCAAAAATGCTGATGGCGAGGATATTAATGTGGATGTTGTAGATCATGGACTTTTTGATAAAGACGGTAACTTGGATACAAGAGGTGCAGCAATAAACTGTCTAAGTGATGTTAACGATAATATCATGTCCAGCACAAGCAATGAAACAAAAAAAGCATGGACAGAGTATAATAGTAAAGCAGTAGAAGCCTTCAATGAAACTCCAATTGATCAAGAAAAAATCGCTAAAGCATACTCAGACTTTCATGCTACTGTAGCATCATACTCAGAAGCAGAAGCTAGTGAGGTTCTCAAGAATTACGGCGAAATATCTGTTTACTTAGGCTTATTAGCGCAAGGGAAAGAAGTTTATTTACCTTCTGATCCTTCATATCCGATTGCAGACATTATTATGAAAGAAGACAACGCTGATCCAAAGATAATTGCCTTTCGAGGCATCTCAGTAAAGTCTACAAAAAAGGGATCTAAAATTCAGGGAGCAGCAACTTCTAATATTGAACTTTTGAAAAATTTAATAAATAAACTTCCCAAAGAAGATAGGAAATATGTAGAAGATTACATTAAAACAATGGCAAAAAATTCTATTCATAAAATTGATAGAGATAAAGTTCCCGAAAAACATAGAGAAAACATTGATAAAATTCAAGATCTAGCATCTTCTGATGATTTACCAGATCCACCATTTGGAGCAGATATACTTGCCAAAATGGAAAAATCAATAAATAAGTATATTGAAAAACATCCAAAAGTATCAGATAGTGAAAGCAATCGATTAGCACTATTGAAGGAAATTGCTTATCGGGAGTACAAGTATCATATACAAAGGGAAATTATAGAAATGGCGAAAGATATACTAGTAGGCTTTCTTTACGGTGATGTTAAACACAGAGAATCAGGTGTTATTATAACAGTTGATGAGGACGAACACCATTATGGCGATTTTGTCATTAGCGAAAAATCCTCAGTCAAGGTTAAAACAGACAAAAATGGCGAAATTATACAAGGCGGTACATATTATGATCACGGTGAAAACGGCTTGATAAGTAAGGTAGAGAAATAAAATGAAAACCCAATTATTGTGTACTTTCTGCACAAAAAGTGATTTTAATGACGTAACAGAATTAATCATAAGTGTGTCTGATATAGTATTTAACAAGATTTATGTATTTGAAAATGTAGATGAAAGTAATTCATTAATCTGTACATATAATGTTGAGAAAACTAAAGACTTTATTCAGAATAGCAAGACAATGGCGATTCATCGCAAGAAAGAGACTAACACACTATACACAATTAATGCTCTTAATGAAGCAATACGTGAAAATAATGGAGGTATGTTAGACAAATCATTTCCAATAGACTGGAACTTATATCAAAATAGTCTACTGTTAACTAATGATCAGGGTCTTAATATTGTCAAAACAAAACTTTATAAAATTATTAATTGCTAATATTTATTTAAGATTAGATTAACTTAAGGAAAAAATTATGAAATTTAGAAAAAATACAAGAAAGCTGGATTAAGAAGAACTTCTAGTGGATGATAATACAAAACGAGACATAAAAGATTTAATGGACGAATTTGCTACTATGGGAAGAAAATTTTCTAGATTAGCACATGCCGTATCTACATCAGAATCCAAAGTAGTTAATAGACAATTCGGAAAAACAGTAGCAGCATATCAAGCTTTTTTTGGTGAACTTAAAAAGCTATTTAAACAAATTAACTAATCGGGCAAATGTAACTAGCAAACCCTTGGACTAGTATAACAAATTAAAAACTAAGTTTACCCCTCCCTAAACCCTGGTATAAGATAAAATACTGGGGTTTTTAAGCAAAAAAAAGAACATTTTCAAGTTTTACTTATATATATATTTATGAAGCAAATAACAAATAACAAATAACAAATGGAGAAATAGTTATGGACATTAGTGTCATAAAAAACAAACTCAATCAGTTACAACAAACAAACAATAGAACATCATCACTTTGGAAACCAGGACCAGGCAACACTCAAGTTAGAATTGTCCCTTACAAATTCAATAAGGATAACCCATTTATTGAATTGTACTTTCATTATGATATGGGAGATAAGCATTATCTATCACCAGTATCATTTGGTCGTCCTGACCCAATTGAAGAATTTGCAGTTAAGCTAAAGACTTCAGGGAACAAAGAAGACTATAAGTTAGGAAGAAAGATCGAAGCCAAAATGCGCACATACGCCCCTGTTATTGTACGAGGTGAAGAACATGAAGGTGTTAAGTTCTGGGGATTTGGTAAAATGGTTTATCAAGAGCTACTTTCAGTTATTTCAGATCCTGACTATGGTGACATTACTGATCCAGTAAAAGGACGTGATATTGTTGTTGAATTCAAAACAAGTGAAGAAACAGGAAGAGCATTTCCAAGTACAACTATTCGTGTCAAGCCAAACCAGACAGCATTGACGGAGAATCCTGACGTGATGAAAGTTGTGAAAGATACTCAAAAGAAAATTACTGATATTTATCAGGAAATGAGTTATGAGGATTTGCAAGGTGCACTTGAAACTTGGTTATCACAAGACAATGAAGTAAAGGATGAGCAAACAACAGATCCAACCAAGAATGTAGTTAAAGCTACTGAGACAGAAGATGTTTCAAAAGCCTTTGACGATCTATTCAATAACTAAATAACACAACAGGAGGTTTTATGAGCGATAGACGCGATGTCTTAGCTAACGATTTAGCTGAAAGTCTAAATTCTAAAATAAAAGGGCAAAAAGTAGCATTCTTTTTAGATGGAACTGATCATACACCTACTGACATTGACGATTTTATATCGACAGGATCTGCCCTTTTAGATCTGTCGATATCGAATCGTCCCAATGGTGGAATTGCTGTGGGAAGAATAACAGAGATTAATGGATTATCCTCAACGGGTAAGTCATTACTTGGTGCCCACATACTTTCAGAGACACAGAAAAAAGGTGGAATTGCGGTATACATTGATACAGAAACATCAGTAAGCAGAGAGTTTTTGCAAGCAATTGGTGCAGATGTAAGTAATATTCTTTATTTGCATTTAGAAACTGTGGAAGATATATTTCAAGCTATTGAAGACATAGTTATTAAGGTTAGGGAAACAGATAAGGATAAATACGTTACAATACTCATTGATAGTTTAGCTGCAGCATCCACAAAATTAGAAATGTCATCAGACTATGACAAAGATGGTTGGTCAACTGGGAAGGCAATAATCATATCAAAAGCAATGAGAAAGCTTACTCAAATGATTGGTAGACATAAGATAACATTAGTATTTACCCAACAATTAAGACAAAAGCTTGGTGTCATGTTCGGTGACCAGTATACTACTAGTGGAGGATTAGCTTTACCCTTTCATTCATCAACCCGTATTCGATTAAAAAATATGGGAATGATTAAAGACAAAGATACAAACGTAATTGGTGTAAAGTGTAGAGCACAAATTATTAAAAACAGACTTGGGCCACCAATGAGAGTATCAGATTTTGATATGTATTTTGACAGAGGTCTTGATGATGCAGGCAGTTGGCTTCAAACATTGAAAGATATTAAAGTTGCTACGATTAAAGGCGCATGGTATACAATTAATTTCAATGGTGAAGAGATTAAGTTTCTTTCTAAGGACTTTAAGGCATTACTTGAAGACCGAGATGGTTTAAAGGACTATCTATATAAAAAGATTTGTGATGAAACAATATTGGCTTATGAAGATAGACGAGGAATTGACGATGTAGAATTCACAGATGAAATCATGAATGAAGATGCGTAAACGTTATCAGGAAATCTTATCACAACTAAAAAAAGGTGTGTATGATAAGAACAATCTCAATGACAATGTTCTAATAATTGATGGATTAAATAATTTTATTAGAGCATGGGCAGCATCACCTGCAACTAATGCAGATGGACAACACATTGGGGGAATCGTCGGATTCTTACAAACAATTGCTTTAGCAATAAGAACAGTTCAACCTACAAGGTGTATAATCACGTTTGATGGAAAGGGTGGCTCTGTTAAAAGAAGAAAAATATTCCCTGATTATAAGGGTCAACGTAAACCAATTAAAAGGCCCAACAGAATAGAAGGTCTATCTGATGAAAATGAATCAGAGAATATGAGACACCAGCTTGAAAGATTAGTTACATACTTAAAGTATCTACCAGTAACAGTACTTTCTATAGAAAATATTGAAGCAGATGATACAATTGCATACATAACTAATCAAGTACTAAACAAATCTAAAGTTACAATTATGAGTACTGATAAAGATTTCTATCAGATGGCAAGTGATAGAGTCCAAGTTTGGTCTCCTACAAAAAAAGTAATGCTCACAAAGGAAAGACTAGAAGAAGATTTCGAAATCTTAACAGAGAATTTTGTCTACTATAGAATAATAGATGGAGATAAATCTGACAACATTAATGGTATCAAGGGTATGGGATTGAAAACTATAAGAAAGAAGTTCCCATTTCTAAGCAATAATCCAGTAAGTGACTTTGATGAGTTCATGAACGTTACACAACTCACAGAACATAAAGAACTACTAGAGAGAAACTATAAATTAATGCAACTTAAAGACGTTGATATTCCTGGAAGCACAAAACTACTAATCCAGGATATTGTTAGTAATAGCACAAATCGTTTAGTAAAATATAAGTTACATTCAATGTTTCTAGAGGATACAATCAATCAAGCAATAAGAAATCCTGATGTTTGGTTACAATCAAGTTTTAATAAACTGGAATTGATATTAGAAAATGACTCCAATAAATGATACATTAACAAAATATGGGTCGGTATTTCAAACAAAAATAATAACATGCCTACTAACAGATCAACAATTTGCAGTAACAATATATGATCTAGTTCAACCAGAACTGCTAGATACTGAAGCCAAACAATGGCTTGTGAGGCAGATTAAAGCATACTATTATGAATACAAAGTTACGCCTACATTAGCTGCTTTAAAAATCAAAGTAAACGAAGTTTCAACACAGTTACTAAGAGACTCTATCATTGATGAATTAAGAGAAGTTACTAAAAACATTGAAGCACCTGATTTAGAATTTGTTAAGAATGAGACACTAACCTTTGCTAAAAACCAACAACTAAAAGCAGCAATTATTAAATCTGTAGATCTACTACAGATGGGAGAGTACGATGAGATAAAAAGGATCGTTGATGATGCTATGCGTGCTGGAACACATAGAGATATTGGCTTAGAATACATAAAAGAATTTGACTCTATTTTAGAAAACATTAATAGAGAGACTATTGCAACAACATGGGAACCAATTGATACTATCATGGACGGTGGTCTAGCAGGTGGTGAGATGGGTGTTGTTGTTGCACCTTCTGGTATCGGAAAGAGTTGGTTCCTCCAAGCATTAGGTGTTAATGCACTTAAGCAAGGAAAAAATGTTATACATTACACACTAGAGCTCAATGAAGCTTACGTGGGTTTAAGATATGCAACTATATTTTCAGAAGTACCAGTTGCAAATATCAAAGATAATAAAGATGCTATTAAAGCTATTATTGAAAAAGAATGCAATGGTAATTTACTCATTAAGTACTTTCCAACAAGGGGCGCAACTGTTCAAACAATACACACACATTTAAAAACAGTGGAGTTATTAGGGCATGAGCCTGATCTTATTCTAGTTGACTATGCAGATCTTTTAAGAGATGTAGGTAAGCAAGACATAGCAGTTAGACATGCATTGGGTAATATCTATGAAGACTTAAGGGGACTAAGCGGAGAATTCCAGATACCTATTTGGACGGCCAGCCAGTCCAACAGATCAAGTTTGGAAGATGACATAATCGGTGCAGAAAAAATTGCAGAATCGTATTCAAAAATCATGACTGCTGATTTTGTAATGTCTCTATCAAGAAAGATTGAGGACAAGATCGCAAATACAGGACGTGTACATGTTATTAAAAACAGATTTGGTCCTGATGGAATGACATTCCCTACTATGATGAATACATCAATTGGCAAACTTGATATTTTTGATTCATCTTCATCAAATGGGATTGTAGAGCAAAAGAAACAAGATAACGGAAACGAGTATACTAGAAAATTATTAGCTAAAAAGTATGATGACTTTAAACCAACAAATTAGTATGTCTTACTATTTAGTATTACGACATACTCAATTTAGTAAATAATAAAAGGACATTTTATGCAGCAAACTTTTACACTATCAGACGCATTTATAAATAAATACAAACGAAAAAAGCCACCATGGGGATTTAACGGTCTTGGTGAGCTAGTGTATATGAGAACATATTCTCGTGTTAAGCCAGATGGTAAAAATGAGAGATGGTGGGAAACAGTAAAGCGGGTTGTAGAGGGCACTTACACAATGCAGAAAAAACATATTGATTCTTATCAACTTGGATGGAATGCATGGCAAGCCCAACGATCAGCGCAAGAAATGTATGATAGAATATTTAATATGAAATTTCTTCCTCCTGGTAGGGGCTTATGGGCTATGGGCACTGCAATCACTGAAGAACGTGGATTATATGCTGCACTTAATAATTGCGCATTTGTTTCTACTAAAACAATTAAAGAAGATTCATCAAAACCTTTTACATTCCTGATGGATGCCTCGATGGTTGGTGTAGGCGTTGGATTTGATACTAAGGGTGCGGGTGAAATCATAGTAAAGGGTGCTAAAAAAGATAAAAACAACTTAGTCTATAAAATACCAGACACACGTGAAGGATGGGTAGAGTCTGTGGGTATGCTAATCGACTCATATTTCCATGGCACAGCTTCAATAACATTTGATTATGATTTAATCAGAGGTCCAGGAGAGCCTATTAAAGGTTTTGGTGGCTTATCAAGCGGTCATGAACCTCTCAAAGAAGTGCATGCTGGAGTAACAAAAATACTAGAAAGTAATACAGACGCACCCATTACAGTAACTACCATTGTTGATATTATGAATTTGATAGGTAAGTGCGTAGTGGCTGGAAATGTGAGAAGAACTGCGGAAATTGTGTTCGGAGATCCAAAATCAGAAGAATATCTAGACCTAAAGAACTACAAGAAAAATCCACATAGGGAAGAATATGGCTGGACATCTAATAATTCTATATTTGCTGAGCTTGGTATGGACTATACTGAGGCATCAAAAAGAATTGCAGATAATGGTGAGCCAGGATTTGCTTGGTTAGAAAACATGCGTGGTTACTCACGAATGAAAAATGGCAAAGATAATAAAGATCATAGAGTAGCAGGTGGTAACCCATGCCTTGAGCAGTCACTTGAAAGCTACGAGCTATGTTGTCTTGTTGAAACATTTCCACATAATCATGCAGACTTAGAAGATTACAAGAAGACATTAAAGTATGCATATCTTTATGCAAAAACAGTTACATTAGGAAAAACACACTGGCCAGAAACAAATAGAGTAATGTTGCGTAATCGAAGAATTGGCACATCTATGAGTGGTATAGCACAATTCATTACTAGCAAAGGTCTAAACACTTTAAGAGAGTGGTGTGAAGAGGGTTATGATGAACTCACAAAATGGGACAAAATGTATTCAGATTGGTTTGCAGTACCTCGCAGTATAAAGTTGAGCTCCGTGAAACCAAGTGGAACTGTAAGCTTATTAGTAGGAGCAACACCTGGAATCCATTACCCAGAAAGCAGATTTTATATTAGGAGAATGAGATTATCTAAGTACTCTGAACTAATTGAGCCCTTAAAGAAAGCAAACTATCATATCGAACCAGCATTTGGCAGTGAAGATAATACAGTTGTTGTTGAAGTACCTGTAGATGTCGGTGAAGGAATACGAACTGTAAAAGAACTAACTATATGGGAGCAATTTAATTTAGCAGCTTTCATGCAAAGACATTGGGCTGACAATCAGGTAAGTTGTACTGTAACTTTTGATCCCAAAACAGAGACAGAACAAATTCCCCACGCATTAAATTACTATCAATACCACCTTAAGGGTATTTCACTTCTCCCTAGACATGAACTTGGTGCATATAAACAAATGCCTTACGAATCAATTGATGAGAAACTGTATAATAAGATGTTAAAGAGATTAAAGAAATTAACACTTGGTACTATCAAAAATGAAGAAGCAGACGTTGAAAAATTTTGTAACAATGATGTTTGCGAGTTAGTTCCTATTACAGGTGACAATGATGACCAAGAATATTCAAATTAAATTTTGAACAGTAAGACAAGCGGACAGGCAGCTGGTTATTCAAAAATGGATATTCATATATCATATCAACTACCTAAAATAAGTGGTTATGATATAAATCAATTTTTGACTGATCAATACTATATATATTATTAAATGGTTACAAAATAAAGGAGTTGTAAAAATGTACGATTGTTATATCGCAAGTGGATGGTTCAATCCAAATCAAGCCCAAGATCTAGAAAATATTAAAGATGTTCTTGATGAATTAGATGTTAATTACTTTTCTCCCAAAGATGAAATTGTTGTTAAGAGAAATGCAACAAGTCAAGAACAAGAAGAGGTTTTTCGTGGGAATGTCAAAGCAATAGAACACGCAAAATTTGTTGTATGTAATACTAGAGATAAAGATTTGGGAACAATATTTGAAGCTGGCTATTCATTTGCAGTTAATACACCCATCATTTATTATTGTGAAGGCCTGACAGGAAACTTTAACATCATGCTCAGTCGTAGTGGTCGTGCTGTGGCAACTAGTGTTGAAGAATTAAAAGAACATGTAAAACAAATAATGGAAAATAAAGACTATGAAAAAGAGTACATCGGTCACG